CGCCTTTATCACGAAGGACTGATTCTTTATCTGGATTATTGCTTGTTCTGAGTAATTTATCTAACTCTTCATCAAGGCTCATTTACAGGCGCACCCAGTTCCAGTCCTTCTTCGGCGGTGTCTGCGCATAACCTCAGCACTTACATCATGACCAAACGATTTTAATACTCGGCAAATATCACCAGCGAAAACTGATTTATCGTCCATGACTTCGTTTAATAGTTTTTGCGTATCCTTTGACAAGGAGTTCATAACTTGTCCTGCTGTACAACGCAGTCCGAAGTGGTCTTTTTCTTGTTTTCTTAAACTATCTAATGCTTCATTTAATTCAGTTGGCTTGTTGGTTTGTTGCTTTACATCTTGAGCAGTTGAGTTTCCATGGTCGCGTGAGATATTCCGCGAGAATGCGATTACATCTCCAGCATCTGGGGAGTTCGTCACGATTCGTTCCTCTCCCGTAAGGGTCTCGTTGAACCTCTTGCGTCACCTATCCTACACCCCTACATGGCAGTCCATGTTAAATACGACACGCGGACGCTCTAGTTGGTCGTGACCTAAAGGAAAGAAACTTCCAGTTGGTTCTGCTCTTACTATTAACACCCCACCAGCAGTTACATTGACTATGCCAGAAACAAGAGTTCGCAGGGCTTGGGCTAGGTCTCTCGCAGTCGCATAATCATCTCTGCCAGCCCGAACTGAAATCTGAACACTTGGTCTATCAAGTTGAATAGCAGTTGAGCCAAAAGTAGTTAAGGGAGCAACTCCCTGATATTCATAGATACATACACACAAATCTGGAGTTTCAGGCATCTTAGAAAGGAAAAGATTAGTTCCTATCGTTAGGTCGGCTCTATTCGTGTCAATATAAGCCCCCAGAGCCTCTAATACGGTCGCCATTTAGATACCCATAGCCTTTTTAACCGATTTTAATAAACGCCCTGACATGCCCTCTAGACGCCTTTTAGCAGGGTCTTCCAGATACTTAGATTTCTTGCCATTTCGGTAAGTTCGTTCCATATCTTCGTGGACTAAGAGAGCGTAATCTGCTGCCGCACCGCCATAGGTAATCTCTACAACTAATTCATTTCCCTGAACTTGCGGTAAGCCGAGTTTTCCAGAAGCCCGTAGATTACCTGTATCTAAAGGAACTTGGTCTTGGCTTTCTTCAAAGATAGTTGCTGCTTCTTTATACAGGGCTGCTGAAAGAGCAACACCAGCAAGCGCCCCACCGCGCATAAGTATTTTAGCGAGTTCTTTAGAATCAACCTCAATAGTCTGCTTTGGCATTAGAGAGCCCCGAATCTAACCTTTGTGTGATGAACCGCCGTAGTTCCGTTTGCGCTATATCTTACCTTACGGACTTCCACAATTCTTGGTTCAGGATTTGTTCCCGGTAAATCTATTCTATCTCCGATGGCAATATCAGCATCAGACATAATATAAAGAGTTCCGGGTTCTGTAATTTCAATGCCTTGGTCATCTCGCTTTATTGTTACATTAGAAACTACGCGACAAGCATAAGCAGTTCCCTCTGCGGCAATGGTTTTGGCGCCATAATTATTTATGCTACTTGCTTTATAGACTGTGACGCTATCCGTCATGTCTCCAGTCCAGTGGTCTGGGCTTCCAGCGATATAACTCATGAAAGCCTCCTAAACTGTATAGTCGTGAATGCCTGTATAGAAATCCGATTTGTATTCTGTTACAGCCTTCTTTGCAGTAGCAATAATAGCCTGAGCATTTACTTTAATTGATGGTGGGAACAAGCCATCTCTTTGAGCGGTTAAAGTTCTAGCAAGTTCACGGAACTCTGCTGCCGATGTGCCATATTGCTCCGAGATGCTGAGGTCGCCGATACTGCGTGAGTAATTACTTCTGTGGGCATAACGACCAGCAAGTATTTCTGCTCCTGCTATTGCTGCGTCAAATACATTTCCGTGCGTGGTTAGAAGATAAGTGATTTCAGCGTCTTGGAAGTGAGCGTCAGCACTTATCGTATCTCCGATTAGAAAACGGACTTTATCTCTATCCGTGGTAGGTTCAACATAGGTAAAAGCCATTACATACCGCCAAGCATAAATGAAGTTACGCGAGAACGATTTAAGATTTCTGCTTCACTTGTCACCGATGAAGTCAAAGCAATTGTGCCATTTGAATCAGGTAAGGTAATAGTTCTATCTGCTGTTGGGTCGGTAGCCTGTAAGGTTAATTCAAAAGAATCGGCAGTAGCACCCTCAAAGATAATGGCAGTTGGAACTTGTGGATTACCAGTGAATGTGCCACCATTTTTTAGGACATAATCATCTAACTCGGTATCAACATCTGTTGCTAGATTTTGGAAATCAACAGCAACATTTGGCGCATCCGCGTTCTGCGGATAACGCAAGCCTTTGGTTGTTGTTGCTGCCATAAGTTACTCCTTACTCGGTTGGAACTTCAACCCAAGATAATGTTGGTTCGTCCCATGTATAGAGTCCTTCTTCGGGTCTAGGTGTTGGTGCTTCCCACAAATAACTTTGTTGATTAAGAGTCCAAGAAGGAAAAGGTTGAGGTGCGGCAAAACCTACGCCGTCAAATGTATAACCAATTCCAGCATAGTTTTTATGTAATGGAATCTTGCCGTTACTATGAACTCCGCCGTAAGTGTTATATGAAGTCTGTATCCACTCTCCGCCTAGATTTTCTTCACACCAAACAACGCTATCGGCAACAATAACTTGCGTGACTATGCCGTTTTCTACCTTTGCGTAATGAGCCATTATTCTTTCTCCTTTTCTCCGTAAAGCGGAGAAGCATTAAGTAATTCTACTTCACGCTTTGTCACGATACCGCCTTGGTCATCTAATTTCTTTCTTGCTTCTATTTGGTCATCAGCAACAATGTGAACTGTCATAACAACCTCATAACTAAAAACACTTGAAATCTTTGATTTTTCTTTTTTCATCATTCCTTCTCTCATACCGCGTATCGGATAATCACTATACCGCTACCGCCATTACCTGGTCTTGCTTGATTACTGTCTCCACCACCACCGCCGCCTGTATTAGCAGTTCCATCAGTTCCATCGTACGGAGAACCTAAGTTTGAATTTCCGCCCGCACCACCACCGCCTAGACCACCTGCGGCATTATCTCTTACAGCACCCGTATCAAGAGTGCCTCCACCACCACCGCCAGCAAAATAATAAGTTCCGCTTGAAAGTTGTCCTGCGCCTGTTGTGGCTCCACCTGATATTGCTGTTGAAGAACCTATACCTCCAGCACCAGCACCAGCAGGTCTTGACCCTGTGCCACCAGTAGCGGAGTTTGCACCACTCGCTCCTGCACCACCGCCACCACCGCCACCGCCCCAAGTTGCGCCATCGCCGTGACCAGTTCCGCCACCATTTCCTTGAGAGGGAGAGGTTGAAGGAGTATTTCCACTACCACCAGCACGACCAGTAGAGCCATCTTTTGCGCCACCGCCACCTGAACCGCCTGCAATACCAGCCGAGGTTGAAGCATCAACATCTCCCATACCACCACCGCCACCACCAGCAGATGTTATTGTGGTAATTCCGCTTCCTGATAACTCTGAGTTTCCACCACTTGAGCCTTTACCTAGAGCCGTGCCTGTGGACAGACCTTTAGGACCACCTGAGCCAACTGTAACTGTGTAGGCAGATGCCGTCATAGATAGTGAGGTTGCAGTTCTGAAACCACCAGCACCGCCACCGCCACCATACGAAGCACCACCGCCACCGCCACCAGCAACAACTAAGGTTTCAGCAGTTAAACTTTGGCTAGGGGTAAATGTTCCTGAACTATTAAATACATGATAAAAATAACTGCCATCAGTAAATACGCTTCCCCCTGATGCTTTTGCTAATGTGCTTGCTAATAAATTAAATGTTCCGCTTGAAGTAAAGTCATGTATGAAATATCCACCGCTTGATGTTATATTTCCACCCGATGCTAAACGAGTACCACTTGAATAGCGCAAGATAACGCGACCTGAGCCACCTTTACCACCGATAACTCCAGGAACTCCACCTGCCGCTCCACCACCACCACCGCCACCTAAATTTGCAGTTCCATCTACACCGCCAGCAACAGTTTCACTAAAACCATCGGCGCCAGCACCTCCACCACCTGCGCCACCACCTCCAGCAGTTCCGTTGTAAGCACCACCACCACCTCCGCCTCCGTAAGTGACAGATGAACCAGTAATTGAAATTGCCCTACCAGCGCCACCGCTACCTGATGTTGTGCCTGAGTAATTTCCGCCAACCGCTCCAGCACCGCCACCACCACCAGCACCGCTATTGACATCGCTACCGCTACCTGAATATCCGCCACCATTACCGCCAGCAAAGCCTTGCCCTGACGGGGAAGCCGCACCTCCAGCCGTTGCATTTAGACGATTACCACCACCGCCCGAGCCTCCCGATGGAGTAGCACTTGAAGCGTTATAGCCATTGCCACCGCCACCGCCCGTAGATGCGACAGTAGTTATTCCTGTTCCTGATACAGATGAATTACTACCACTTGGCGAACCAGCGCTTACATTACTTCCTCTTTCTGCGCCAGCACCAACTACTACTGTGTACGCTTGTCCTATCGTCATTGTTAAGGCAGTTTCTAAACTTCCTGAACCACCAGTAGCAGTCACAGTTGAACGAAGTCCACCAGCACCGCCACCGCCACCTAATTGTCCAGCGCCTCCACCACCTGCGAGAACAAGATAATCAACAGTAAGAAACTCAGTAAATTGTCCTCTAGCCCCAGTCAAAGTTATATTTCCAGTCGTCAAAGCAGATACTTGAGACCCAGGAATCATGATGCGCTGTAAGCCGAGGTGTGTTGTCATAATTTATGCCCCACTAGGTTCTAAGTCGGGGAACAAATATGGAGCAGTAAGTTTACCTTCCACTAAAGTACATTGTGGGTTAATTTCTTGTGCCATTTGTAAAAATGTAGAACTGTTAATTTCTTGTACATTC